TATGGGTGAATACCAAGGCGGTGAACGTGATCCGATCAGGATTGCTGGACGCCAACGCGGTGGAAGTGTATATCCCAACACAGGGGCGAGAGATCGCAATCAAGCCCGGTGATGTGATTGTGAAGGGTGCGATCAGCCAGCCGCTTGATACTCAGTATTTGCTGGGTGACCTGAAGCGCGAATATGCGGACACAGTGACGGTGAAGAGCGTGGATCGGTATGATTTTGGATCACCTCATTTGCATCACCTGATGATTGGAGCGGGCTGATGGCCAGACGACCGCTGCGAATTGAGACACCACGGGGTGCGGTTTACCATGACGAGAATATGAAGGTTGTGCTGAAATGGAACACAAGAGAATTTGTCCCCAAGTGGACACGAAAATTCAGTGAAGCACAAAAGTTTGTTGATAGTGAAGTTTTACGATTGAGCGAACCTTTTATTCCTCTGGACACGAGTATGTTGATCAAGTCTGGCATTTTAGGGACAGAGATAGGTTCCGGAATGGTGCGGTGGATCGCCCCATATGCGCGTTTTCAGTATTACGGCAAGGTGATGATCGGTGAGCATTCGCGTTCGGCCTGGGCCAAGCGCGGTGAAAGAAAGGTTGTGACAGAGAAGAAGTTGACCTACCACGGCGGTGGTGAGCGCGGCAGTTTCTGGTTTGAGCGCATGAAAGCCGCACATAAACCCCAGATTATCGAAGGCGCCCGGCGGGTGATGCGAGAAACGAGGTAAGGCAGGAAGGTTTTATGAGCGTTTATGGACAGTTACCTAAAAGCATCCTGGAAGGGTTGCGGGATTTTATCCAAACCTATACTGAGTTGAAAAGTGGCGCGCCGGTGTGGGTGGAGTACCTGGGGAACGATCCGACTGAGTATGCTGTGCTGCCACTGGCGGGTTCACGGGTGGTTGAGACGTATATCACCGGTAAACGCGTGATGAGTTACCCATTTGAGCTGCGGAGTATGGAGAGCACAGCTGATGATCTGGAGCGATTGGAAACAGCCGGATTTTATGAAGCCTTTGCTGAGTGGTTGGATGCACAAACTGAGCAGGGTATTTTACCTGACCTGCCCAAAGGTAAAACTGCTGAAGCGGTGGAGGCATTGGGCTGGGGTTATTTGTATCAGGATAGCGTTTCGATGACTGGCGTGTACCAGGTGCAATGCCAGCTAATTTATACACAAGTAGGAGTTTGATAGGAGTTTGACGATGGGTGAAAAAATTAAGCGAAGTTTATTTGCCACGTTTTTAGATGTGGATCCGGGGTATGAGGATTGGGCGCTGGTGGGTGACGGGGTGACCACCGCGACGATCGAATACAACCCTGAAATCAGTGAGGAGGTGTATATCCATCAGGACAACGCAACAGCAGAGGTTGAGCGTTATGAGCCCAAGATGCCGCTGGAAGCAGTGGCTATTAAAGGCGATGACACATTTGATTATGTGGATGGGTTACGGATCAATCGGGCTGTATTGAATGATGCGCACACCCAGGTGGTGAATGTGTGGCTTTATAAACCGGTGACCGGTCAACAAGATACGTATGAAGCTGAGCTGCAAGACGTGACAATCTCGATTGAAAGTTTTGGCGGCGACGGCGGCGTGGCTAACCGGATCAATTACACGATCCACTACCGCGGCGACCCGGTGCAAGGCAAATTTGACGCAGATGCGTTGACTTTCACCGCCAACACATAAAAGGAGCTTTTATGGACAGTATTCGCATTGATACCGGCGTAAAACGAATTGCGATCAACGGTGACCCGACGCGAGTAATTGAATTTAATCCAAAAGATGTGTTGTTTGCTGAGAAATATTACCAGATGGTTGGTGAATTTCAGAACAAGCAAGAGGATTATTCCACACGGGCGGAAGTGCTGGAAGCTGATGCTGAAGTAGATGAGATTGGCTTGCCACTGAATACACAAGAACGTCTGGCACTCTTTCGTGAGATTTGTGACTGGACCAAAGAGAAGATTGATCAAGTGTTTGGCGCGGGCACATCTGAAAAGGCGTTTGGCGAAGCACTCAATTTTGATATGTTTGTTCAATTCTTTGAAGGTGTAAAGCCGTTTATCGAAGAAGCCAGATCCGAAAAGGTGCAGAAATATTCGAAAGTCGTTGCTGATCGCAAGAAAATTGAGAGTGATAAAGCGATTATGGATTGACCATGAACATTCTCACTGACCAACTGCCAACAGCGATCAGAGTCAACGATAAGGTTTATGAGATTAACAGTAATTTTCGGGATTGCCTGCGGATCATCATGGCATTTGAAGACAATGAGCTGACCGATTTCGAAAAAAAGGTTGTGTTAGTGAATGGTCTTTATCAGGAGATGCCAGATAGCAGAGACATACCGAGTGCGATCCGCCAGGGCGTGAAGTTTCTGGATGGCGGCAATGATAAACCTGAAGAAGAAGGGCATGGCTTACGGCTTTTTAGCTTCACACACGATGCAAGGTTTATCTTTTCAGCATTTCAACAGACACATGGGATCGATCTGCAAAATACTGAGTATATGCATTGGTGGCAATTCATGACGCTGTTTATGGACATCGGATCTGAAACGTTCTTTTCTAACCTGGTGAGCCTGCGTAAGCGGGTGAAAACTGGCAAGGCGTCGAAGGAAGAGAAGCAGGTGGCGCGTGAGATGGGATCTGTCTTTGAGGTGCCGGAGATAGACACCAGGAGCATTGAAGAAAGAGAACTGGAACGAACATTTATGAACCGGGTGAAGGCAGCGCGAGAGAGGAAAAAGGTGTTAAATGCCCAGGGGTTATGATGGTGAAATCAGGATTGATACCCGACTTGATGAGAAGGGTTTTAATCATGTCATCAAAAACATAAGTTCTACGGTCAAGGACATGGGGCAAAGAATGAGCTCCACCTTCAAGAGTCTGGGTTCTTCGATCAGAAACATGGGTCAGAAGATGCTTTCCAGTGTTTTGGGTATTGCAGTGGGCTTTATACGAGTCGCAGTAAATGTTGGTGTTGTTTTTGGTTTCCTGATGATGGTGATTCGAGCGATCAGCAGCATGGTAAACAGTATCATCGCTGCAGGAACGAAAACATCTGCATTGAAAGAGGGTTTTGAGAACCTGAAGTTGTCTGTGCGGAATGCATTTATGCCACTTTTGCAGGTGGCACTGCCACTGTTACAGCGGGTCGCGCAATGGCTGACAAAGATATTTAATGTTATTGGCCAGGTGATGGGCGCTTTGATGGGCCAGCGAACCGTGATGCGGGCGACTGCGGATGCGGCGTCGGATGCGGCTGGCAGTACGGGCAAGATGGCGAAGAACACCAAAGAAGCCGAGAAGCGGGCAAAGGGTGCCCTGGCAGCGTTTGATGAGATCAATGTTCTGGAAGTTGAGAGCCCGATTAAGGAGTCGGAAGCCGGCGGGGGAGGTTTGGGTGATGCGCTTGCTGGATACGAAGAAGTGGCAATCGATTCTAAGATATTAGATTTTTTCGATAAGCTGCGCGAGAAACTTGCACCACTCAAAGAGGCGTTGGGTGGGTTATGGGATGCACTGAAAGAGTTATGGGGTGTTATCTGGGAAGCGTTGCGTCCGGTCTTTGAAAGTTTGGGACTGGAGGGTGAAAAGCTGCTGGATATTATTATTGATTTGGCGGTGAAAGGGATTGAATGGTTAACTGAAAAAGTAAAAGAACTGACCGAATGGATCAAAAACAATCAGGAAGCCTTTAGAGCAATAGTTTTGGTATTAGGACTGATCGCGCTGGGGATAGCCATGATTATGAGTCCGACCATAGCAGTGATTGTATTGATACTGGCACTTGTGGCAGCGATCGTTTTGGTAATCAAATACTGGCCGCAGATTAAAGAAAAAGCGATTGAGGTTTGGAATAAGATCAAAGAAGTGTGGGGGGAAGCCGGAGCATGGTTTTCGAATGTTTGGTCAGGCATCAAAACGTCTTTCTCTATTGCATTCAACGCCATTAAAGTTGTCGCACAGGAAACTTGGAATGGCATAAAGCTTGTGTGGAGTAAAGCGAAGCTATGGTTTGCGGATGCAATTCAATGGATCTCAGATAAATGGACGAATTTCACAGATGATTTGAAGGATGGGATTAAAGCAGCTTTGAACACAGCTTTGGGCTGGGTTGAGGGCTTTGTGAACCTGTTTGTTAAAGCGATCAATCTGATGATTGGACTTTTGAACAAGATCAGCATCCCTGTTCCAGACATACCGCTTTTGGGGTTGGACGGCGGCACGATCGGGTTCAACATCGCCCCGCTGGCTGAAGTAGCAATTCCACGATTAGCAAAGGGCGCAGTGATTCCACCCAACAGCCAGTTTTTGGCGGTGTTGGGTGATCAGCGATCGGGGCGCAATATCGAAGCTCCGGAAGATTTACTGCGCGAGATCATACGCGAAGAACTGGATGGTATGGG